CTTTTCAAAGCTTTCCGAACGCGGTACTCCCTCTGCCTCAAGACGTTCCACTTCCGCAATAACATCAGGAGCATACCTGCGGGCATCATCGGCATCCATGCCTCTGCTTCTCAAGGCATCCGCATAGTAGGTGAGTCTTTCATCAGGCGGTGTGTTCCTCTCTGCGACCTTCTTTGCATTTGCTTCGTACTTTGCCTGCTTCTCTGCCTTTGCTTTTGCTTCCGATTCTTCGCGGAGTTTCTTCTGCTGTTCCAGGAAGTTGGAACTTTCAGGAGTCGCAACTCCGTTCATTGAGGATTCGTCAAACACATAGCCTCTGGGAGAACCCTCCGGTGGAGTTGCGGTTTCTTCTGTCTTGACCTGGGACTGTGTAGGGGAGACCGTGCCAGATGTCCTGACCATGCGGAGATTGCCTGATTCAACAACCTCAACTCTTACTACATCACCGACCTGCGGATCCGATTCGGAAACCGGTGCATCGAGATTGATGGTATACATTGACTTTCCGTCAGAGGAATTGAATACCATAATCGGAAGAGCTTCTCCTCCGACCTCAAGGACATTGAATGTGCTGACATCGTATCCAGCTGCCTTGAGAGACTGAAGACCGTATCTTCCCGCATTGTCCCAATTGGATTGTGCCTTGTCATCAACCCATTCGTATTCGATGTTTCCGCTCACCGCGTTGTAGTTGTACCTGAACGGGGTGGTTCCGTAGTATTCATTCAGAAGATCTATGAAGCTCTGGCTTCTTGAATCTGCTCCGGCCTCCCACTTGAGCGCGATGTCTTCCGTTGCATAGGAAGTGGAGAACGTCTTCAGAATACGCTGTGCCTCCGCATTGATTGAACTCCTTGTCAGTCCAGGATTCTCCGAGATGTAATCCGAAAGCGCACCCTCGAAGAAACTCTTGTCATTGATGTATTTGACGAACTGGTCATCATCAAGGTCATCAAGCTTCTTCTCACCAACCTGGCGCAGATACATCGTATCGAAGATTCCCTTGTCCTTGGTGTAGTCATTAAAGGTTGTCTTCCATGCGTCAGGTACTTTCTGCTCGTTGATCTGTGCGGTGTACTTCTCGATTTCCGCAAGTGCCTCTGGATCTCCTGATGACGCGTTCGCAAGGTCGGAAAGATACTGAAGTGCCTGGACTGAAGACAGTCTGCCTCCGTTGTAGGCATTGAAGTAATACTGAGCGGAATTCTTCAGGTCTTTGGTTGAGTAGACCGTAGTCGGAACTTCCGTGGTTGTCGGAATCGTCTCCTCATTTGCCTTTGCATCTGCGTAACGTGCGAAGAATCCATCCATCTCCTGCGCCATGAAGGAATCGATGTCCTCAAGTTTCAGATCCTCGGAACCTGCAATGAAGTTGACCGTGTCCTTGTATAATGTCTCATAATTGGAAACATAGTCATCATTCATCGGCTGATATCCGAGTTTGGCATATTCGTTCTTATACAGAGTATTGAACCCGTCCATCTTCATGTTGAAGTAGTCTCTGTACTGAAGCGGGACTTTTTCGCTGATTATCTTGTTCACGAAGTCATTCATTGAATTGACCACGTTCAGATCGTCAGGATTTGCCTCCGCGATGGCGCGGATCTGCGACAATGCCTCGTCACCGGAAATCTTGCCCTGGTTCCACATATCGTAATAGTTTTCAGCCTGGAGTTTGAATTGCGTAAGGCTCTGGCTATCACTCTTGGTTCCTTCTGAAATGTCTTTCTGCTTGCGGTCTTCGATGGCATTGTCCACGATTCCCATGTAGGTCTCATAAGTACCTTCAAGTCCTCCTGAGAACAAGCCTTTGTTGAGCTTCAGATCCTTCTTGATTCCCTCAAGCTCGGCTACCGTCATGGTTCCGCTCTGCACCTGCGCGAGATACGGGGCGCAGAGTTCCGTTACCTTGCCGGACTGAATCTTGGTTATCTCTTCCTTTACAAGCTCTCTCTGATAGGCTGAATACCCGTCAACATCTTCAAGTGTCTTGTGAATCTCAGACCATGAGCTTCCCGCCTCAAGCATGGTTGCTACGCTCTGATCCGTGGATTGGAGAAGTGCGGAGTTGGATCTCTGGAATTCCGTGTATGCTCCGCTTTTCAGCGTGTCCTTTCTCGATGATTCAATCGGAAGGCTGTTGATGTATTTATATGCAGCGTCTATGCCTTGGGTAGTGGCAAGCTCGTTGGCATGGTTCGTTTGATACTCCGATTCGTAAATCGGCTTTGCCCATTGGGTGTATGCCTGCTTGTACTGATCGGAGATGTTGAGACCGGAAATCACGTTTTCAAGATAGGAATAGTCTCCGCTGTTCGCAGCTGTAATCGCAGCTTGCCTTACCATCTCATCCATGTCGGAGGATGCAAGGCTTGCGTTGTTGGCAGCTATGGTATACAGAACCTGCTCATCGGACTGATTGTAGACACTATCCATCGCACGGTTTGCCCATTCAATCGTACTTGAAGAGAGTTCACTACGGGAGTTGACATCATCCAGCCAGGTGTTCTTGTACTCAAGAACTTCAGGAGCGTAATGCACGGTCATCTTGCCCGCTTCATCGGTGTCGATGTATGTGGTTCCGTTCTTGATGGATTCGTTGAGAAGCTGATTGTAATACTGACTCTTGGCTTCAAGCTCCGGCTTCAGATTTGCCTGCTGTGCTTCGTTCTGGGTCTTGATGACATCAATAGCTATGTCTGCGGAAGTCTTCAGCAGATTTAAGACAGCATCTCCCATCGCGCTGACTTCTCTTGTCTTCTGAGCTGCGATTCCGTTCTTTACAGAGGCATTGTTTGCCGTAGCGTTAATCAGATTGCTGTAATCCGGACTGCTTATCTGCATCTATGCCTCCTTAGTTGCTGCTTCCCCACCTTCGTGAAGCAAGCTTGGTGTTGTTTTTCTTCAGTTCCTGAATAGTCTGCTCATTCAAAGCCATTGCCTGATTGTTCAGGTCGATTTCCTTCTGCTTGGTGCTGATCTGTCCCTGAAGATTGTTAATAGCATTCTGTGTGCTTCTCTGTCCCTGCATGAGATCCACCGCAAGGTTAGCCATCTGCTGGTCATATACACCGTACTTGGAATCTTGCAGAACAAGTTTCTGCGCGCCTTCTTCCGTGAGATTACCTTTCTCATCAAAGTTGGACTCATCTTCATAGACCGCTCTGATATCGGAGACAACATCCTTGTTCAGTTCCATATCTTCACCGGCATAGGTGATGACTCTGTTCTTCTGCTCCTGGGAGAGAATCCTTGCGGTTGCACCTTCTCTGTTCTGCGATGCAAGCGTGGCATTGTAGAGTCCCCAATTCTCTTTCAATGCCTTCAGATTCTGTTCCGCCGTGTCCTGATTGAGCGCAATATCGGTGTCATATTTATCTTGCCATTTTGCAAGCGCGACCCTCTGCGGTTCGATGTTCTGCTTAAGAGCTTCGATTTCCTGAACCTTGCTGTCATTCTGCGCCAGAATGGATTCGTTTGTTAATTCCAATTGGCCATTGACTCCCTCGTTCTCGGTAATCGTCTGTTCGTCTGCAGCATTCTGTTTATTTGCTCCGATGATTCCACCCGTGATGAATCCTGCAACGGCACCGAAGATTGCTCCAGGAATAGCTCCGATTCCTACACCCGCCAATCCTGCGGTGGCTCCTGCGGTGGCTCCGTAGAGCGCGCCCTTTCCCGCAGCCTCCCAGAAAACCTCTCCTGCACCGCCTGCAAAAAGCGGTCCCGCGATTATGAGAATCAATGCTATGATTGCAAATACCTTTTTCATTTTCCCGCTCCTCATGTCTCAAGTAGTTCTATCTTTTCCTTGACCGCGAGAATGTTCAGCGGTGTAGGATAGTCCGTCAGAAGATATAGTCCCGCGCTTGTCAGGTTCTGCGACTGTATGTCAGTAACGAAGTCCTCGGAGACAAGCGGAACCGGCTCTCCGTACTCATGGCTTCCGTATCTTGAAGACAGAAGCTTATACATTCTGCTGATGTCCTCATGCTGGACTCCGATGTAACCTCCGAAAGAGTTGTAGACCCTTACGGTTGTCTTCTTCAGCCTTCGGATGTTTCCGAAGGAACTCTGTCCGTTGGCGGGTTGCTCCTGGGAGAAGAATCCCGCAAGTGATTGATAGGGAATGCCTATGACGCAATTGGTCACCTCGCGGTCAAGCTCGACATATCCGCTGTCATCAACGGTCATGTCAGGAAGGACACAGCCTCCGCTCATCGCGCTTACCTTCAGTCCGGCATAGAGCGGATTGTAGAGTATCGTGTCCGTTGCCGTTCCGCTGTATGTGATTGCCGAATCGAGATACAGATAGTCCGAATCGGAGAACAAGTCATCGAGTTCAAGTGTCTCGATGTGGTATTTCTTCACACCACCTACGTCAACCGATGCAGTCAGATACAGAATGTCGCGTCCGTCATCGAGCCTTCCCGCGCTGATTGTCTCTATCGTCCTTCCGGTCATCGGATGCTTTGCCCATCCCGTGAATATCGTTCCCGTGGAGGAATCTATCGTGCAGCTCAGAAGAGTTCCGTCATTCAGCAGAACCCATATCACCAGGTCAGGCATGAACAGAATCGCGAAGTCCTTGATTCCAGGGGAGAACAGATGTGACGAATCGGTTGTCAGATCTCTTGTCTGATAACCCTCGGCATCTCTGTTGTAGACCATCATCGAGAGCGTCTTGCCTGATACTCCCGCATAGACCACATAGTTCTTCATGCCCTTGCCCGCGATGTCCGCGCTTCCTTCGTGCATACCAGGTGAAATGTCGAATGTTGTAGGTTCGATTATGTTTCCGTTGTCCATGAAGATTGCCTTGGATGAACCGACAAGGAATCGGATCTGATTCAAGAACCAACGTCCACCGATAAGCTCGGAGTCTTCAACTTCAATGGCATCTTGCGGGTTTGAACCTACCGTAAAGTCAGTATACCTTTCTGGGGGTGTTGCGCCAGGATCCGGTGCCATTGACATGAATATTGCGTTATGCATATCTTTGGTGAATCCCAGAACAAGTCTTCCTCCGGTGAATCCGATAGCCTTCGGATACATTCCAGAAGTAGAAAAAGTATAATCTCCCGTAAATGTCGGATTCGCAACGGTCAACGTGCTTCCGCTGCGAGTGATTGTCGCAATCGGAGCCTCCATTGTCGCAAGCCAGATAACTCCCTTGTTCACGGCTACCTGCACCTCATGGAGCTTTGTGTAATTGAGTTTCGATGACGATGCGGATGCTATGATTGTGTCAGGATCCTCGATGTCCCACACCCGCACATATCCGTAGGTCAGCTCATATTCAAGATTGTTCGTTCCATCGAAAACGGGGATGATTACCGCATCGGCCTGGTTGTAGGTCTGCTTGATATACTTCGTCCCAGGTCTGCGCCTCAGTCCGCTCGGACTCATGGGCATGAAGTTGCGACAGAGTTCAAGGCCGGTCTGATAGAACTGGCTGTTGCTCCGACCTCTCCATAGGGGAGACAGTTCTCCGCTCGGAAAATTGTTCTGAAGAATATCGTAGCTGCTCATCTGTTCTCCGCCCATCCGATGAATTTCTTCGTGTCCTCTTCACCCTGGCTCTCCTCGTTCTCGGCAAGCACCAGAGCTGCGTTGAACTCCTGAGACAGTTGATTCATAAGCGTGGTGTTGGATGTGGTTATCTGAACGATTGCATAGGCAAGCCTTATGGTTATCAATTCCTTCAGCGCGGGATTGATCTCGTCCGGCTCCTTGGGAAGTCTGCCGTAGGTGATGTTGCAGTATGTGCTGTCCGTGAGGATTGCCTTTCCCTCGCGCTCCCACTTGAATGTTCCCGTATCCACGGTGTTGAGTCTCGCGAAATCTTCAGGAAGCGGATACTGATAGGTGTATCCGAATTCAGGTGTTGTCGCGCTTGGAGCCAATGCGCGTCTTGTCGCAAGGCTTTTCCACGGGAAGATTCCCGCCACGGCCTCTACAGCTCCAGGAAGACAAGTGTTGATATAGTTGACGTTGTCAGTACCGCCTGAGAACGATTCGATCTGCTGGTTTCCGGTCTTGACCAACGCTCTGTTTGCTATTCCAAGCCAGTTGTTCGAGTAGGTCATCGGCTCCTCCTTCTACAAGAGACTCAGAGTCTGAACCTCTTGTAAAAGGGATACCCCAGTTGCCCAGGGTATCCTTACGGTCATGCTCCGAGTTCGATGGCAGCGGTGAAAGATCCGGTTGCGGAACCGGTTCCTTCAAGACCGACATACTGAAGATGTGCCTTCGGAAGCGGAGCTGCGAAAACCTTGGTCACACCATCGGTTGCAAAGGTATGCTCTGCAAGGGTGGTTCCGAGAGAGCTTGTTGCTCCCGTGGTGATCTTCAGCTTGACGGTTCCGGAGTTGGCGGGTGCGGTTGCGTACCTTGCCACCACGTTGACCTGGTCTACGTTGCCGGTCTTGCGGATTGCATCCATGTTCAGGACATTGGTTGCAGCTGCATAGGTGTTGGCGGTTGCGATTGTGACTGTACCGAAGTTAAGAAGTGCGTCCTTCATGTGTCACCTCCTATCAGAGTGCTGTCTCTGTGTCGGTGATTGCATCAACACAGATGACGGGGATTCCGAGACAATAGAGAACTGAGCCGAAGCCTTCGATCTCCTTGCGGGAATACTGGACGTTGCCCTTCTCATAGAGAGCAGCTTCCATCTGTGACATGACTGTCGAGTTGACGAGCCAAGTTGCGAACTTGCCCTTGTGGGGAAGGGTGTTCTTCATCTGGATGCCGATTTTCGGATCGAACAGATTCGATGAACCCGTGGTTGCGATGGATGCCATTCTGAGCAGGCACTTCTCGTTGTAGACATGAAGTCCAGCGCGGATTGCGAAGAATCTGATCCATGCGAACATATCACCCGTTCCGACATTTGCGGATGTCAGAGCGCGTCCGCGGTCTTCGTTGATGAACCCAGGCTGTGAAGCGTTGGGATATCTGAAGTTGACTGCGTGTTCACCCCATTCGACAAGCCATGCGGAAGTGCAGGAAGCACCGGTAGCACCGGCATCCCATACTCTCTTGGCCTCGACTGCGGGTCTGAGTGTTGCGAATCCCTTGAAGTCTCCGCTACCGTAGATGAGCTTGGACTCCCAATCCCCCATCATGCCTTCGGCATTCATCAGGTCTTCGGAGTTCCTGACGGCCTTCGGATCCTCGGAGTCGGCAAGAAGCTTCTCATCGACCTTCGACAGACCTTCATAGTCGCAGACCTGCATGATCTCGACATCAGTCTCTGAGCTGAGTGTCGGAATCGGCCCGTTGACATCGACAAATCCACCTGCGCCAAGCTTCTTGGCCTTGACGTACTTGTGGATTGATCCGTTGCTTGACGGATACCACGGAGCAACCTTGAGCAGCTCATGTGTCTGCTCCAGCTCTGCGAGGATTCCTCTTGATCCGTCATATAATGCTCTCTTCTGAGCCTCTACCAGGTTCAGATGAGATGTTGAAAGAATAGTTGCCATACCTTCTTTCTCCTTTGTGTTTTCTGAACCCTTCCTTACAGTCCCTCCATCCTCGGTTTCCCTATGCCGTGAGCTTTCGTTCCACCGCCTCCGAAGTCCTTTTTCGTAAGGTTATATCCGATCCCGCAACGCGGGTCATTTTTTCTTCTTGGCTTCGCAATACTCCGCGAACTGAGAACCGATTGGAAGCAAGTCCTCTTCCGTCTGTGCATTCGGTGTCTGTTCCGTCTGCGTCTGTGGGGTTGTCGGCTCGGTCTTGACCGGCTCGTTGTCAACCTTTGCGATCAATTCGTCTATGGTCATCTTCCGTATGCCTCCTGCCATTGCTTTCCCTGCTGGAAAACCTCGTTGCTCTGATTGCTCTCACCGCCTGAACCCATCACGGCCTTCGCGCTTCTGCTCTTGTGGTACTGCGCGACCTTGTGGATGACATCAGGGTTGTAGATAAGTCCTACGTCCTTGAAGAATTTACCAAGTCCGGTCTCGGCAAGGAACTCGGAAGCATAGCTGATGTCCTCGTTCATCACGGCCTTTCTGTCGGATGCAACGGGGTAGTCCTTTGCAAGCAATGCCTCATGCCTTGCGTTGAATGACTTCTTTGCCTCCTCATAGTTGGCAATGTTTCTGTCCCTCTCGGCCTTCAGCATATCGAGAGCTGCCTCCCAGACCTTCTCTCCCTGAACCTTGGTCAGTCCGTTGCGGTAGAGTACCTGGCTTCGGAACTGTTCCTTCAAGTCCTTGAGAACCTCCGGATTGTAGTCTCCGTCCGTAAGGTTGTATCCGTCCTTGCTCTCAGGGACTCCCAGCTTGTGGAAATACTCCTTGACCTCATCGTCCGTTGAGTTGGCATCAGGGATTACAAGAGATCTGTCCATCTTGCCTCTGAGTTCCGAATAACCCTTGGCAAGGTCGGATACGTTCTTGAAGTCCTTGACGCGTTCCATCACGTCCTTGTTTCCCGCGGTCTCCTTGTCCAATTGGGAATAATACTTCACATCGGCATAGGGATTCTGTGTCTCTTGTGCCGTTGTGTTCGTGGCAACCGCTTCGGCTGTTGTGGCTGCCGTTTCGATGACCGGTTCTGCGGTCTGTACCGTTGTTGGTTCTGGCATCATTCGTCTCCTTTGGCGGTCTGTATGATTCCGCCCACGAACTGTTGGAGTTTCTCATCGGTGCTGTATGCGCCCATCTCCATCAGTATCCAATTCGCAACCGCAATCAGCTCCGGCTTGACTACCGTAGGATCTGTTGCGAAATATCCGAGTTTATTCAGAATGTGAGTGAGGACTATCTCCCCGTCAGCGGAGCAGAAGACGCGCTTGAATGACTGCGTGAGTTTCCTCTGTTCCTTCTCCGCTTCCTCAAAAATCAGCCTCACGTTATCCATTTCCGCCTCCGAGTTTTCCCATCACGGACGAATCGTCCACTTTGCCTGAAAGATCTTTCACGGCTCCTCCGAGATCCTTGAGCTGTTGCATCTGCTGTTGTGCCTGCATCTGCTGAATCTGAGCCTGGGCAACGGCTTCCGCCTGACTCCTTGCCTTTGTGGAGTTGACAACGATCTTGTCATCTGTTCCGTACTCTTCGGCTACATCGTCAAGGTATTCCATGACATCGACCTTGTACCTTGCTTCAGGGAAGACCTGCATCAGTTGGATGAGCTGACTCATGTATGCCTGATTCGGTGCGTGTCTCGCAGCTCTCTCCTGCGTCTTGGCAAGCTGTGATACGAAGTCGATCTTGATTTCCCTTCCGACAAGCTCCTCTTCGGAGAACTTGGCAAGCCACGGAAGCCTTCCGTGCCTCATCTCGTTCTGGAATGTCCATTCGATGACCGGCTCAAGGAACTCCGCGCCCATGCGGGAGAAGAAGCTTGCCATGATTACGGATTTCTCTTCCTGAAGTCCGTTGGCCTCCGTTGCGGTCTTCCTCTGCTCGATTGTCGAACTGAGGATAAGGAAGTAGTCGGAGTAGTACGCGCTCTTGATTTTCTGCTGAAGCTCCTTGATGAGTTCGTCCGTCCAGGAAAGGTCTCCTGGCGGTCTGATTACGGTGAAGTCTTCTCCGGGGCCGAGTTCCGTGAATCCGTTAGGTACTAGATTCACTTTAAGACCTCTTGTCTTTTTGCCGTAACCAACCGCCTGGAGTTGGGAAAGCCTTGTCTTGTCTTCCACCAGGCCGTTGACCTGCTTGATGTTGGACAGTTGTTTCATGCCAGGAGAATCGGCTCCCCATGCACCGCCATAGATCGGCCTCGACCATCTCCATACTGCAAACGGCTTGACATCGTACTCTTCCTCTTTGACGGTCTTTCTGATGTTGCCGTTCTGCCAATAGACGGAGATGAAGTCCTTCTGCCCTGGAACCGCATTAGCCATGCCGAACTTGGAACGGGGTGCGACATAGTTGGTGAACTGGAACTTCTGCATCGGATCCTTGCAGTTTCTGATTTCAGCGGGGAGATTGTCCTCTCCGAACTCGTTGACCGCATCCTCCTGCGTCAGCCAGAACTCGCGGAACAGCACATCGACCTCATGGGCGGTGTTTTCCATGATGTTGCAGTCCCTCGGATGGAGAACGGTGTAGGAAGGCTGATTGCGCTGCGGATTCTCTTCCATCCACACTATGGCGGTTGCAAGATGGACGTTGGACAATGTAGCTGCGAATGAGCTTGTGTAGAAGTCAGCCTTGGCAAACTGTTTGTAGATGTGCCTCTCGCATTCCTTCAATGCTCCTCCAAGAGTGCTGCTCTTGTTGTTCTCCATGTCCTCGAAGGATAGGGAGAACCATGCATTAGATGCACCGCAGGCATATCCCTGGATGCCTGATGCCATCAGATCTCCCGCCTCGTCAGCCGTGGAATCCGTGATGTCCCTTGTATCGGCAAGCTTCTCCGAATTCGCATCACTAGACCAATTGGAAAAAGAAATCCCAAGGAACTGTGCAAGCTCGCGCCATTTTGCCATATACATGGCCTTGTCCTGCGCGAGAGCCTTCTTAACCGATTCAAGTTTCTCGATCTGTTTCTTCTCCATTTATGCCTCTCTCTTCCATCTGTCCATCGGAGACCACTTGACGTTGTCTTCCGTTCCCGTCAGCCTCTGTGCAAGCGTGTTCTCGGATTTCGTCCGTATCCACCACATTGCCATCAGATAGCAGGTGATGAAGTCATCGTGTACCTCATCGTCCTCCGCGTTGTAGCTTGTATAGTTCGTCTTCTCGTTGAAGCGTCCCTTGAAGCCTTGGAGTTGCTCCTTGAAGTCATCCAGGTGGTTGACGTTCGGAGCAATCCTGACAAGCCTCTGCTCCATCGCAACCTGACCTGCCTGCACCATCTCCACTTTGGGTACATGCCATTCTGACACAGTACGCATACCTTTGAGTTGTTCTCCCGTGCCGAATATGTTTCCGATTTCCGCATAGACCGG